GATGCAGACTCAGATGGAATCATCGGCTTTGTATCTAAGGAAGCAGCTAATATCTACAAGAACTCAAGCTACTTTGCTAAGAACTTCGTAGCTGGTCCAGGAATGTGGAGCCTATTGATGGGCGCTACCGATACCACCGGACGACCAATTTACAACGCCGTATCACAGACATACAACGCGGCAGGTCAGGCAAATCCTACGAGCATCAAGGGCAACGTCCTCGGTCTCGATCTGTACGTCGATCATCAGCTACCTTCAACAGTGGTTGATAACTCTGCGTACATTATTGCGCCAGAAGCTATGACAGTTTACGAGTCACCACAGGCATATATGAGCGTGAACGTGGTAAGTAATCTCCAGGTCCAGATCGCGATCTATGGATTTATGGCCACGATTATCAAGATGCCAAACGGTATTTCTCGCTTTAACTTGACATAAGCAAACCCTAATAGTCGGTAGGGCTCTTAGCCCTTTGAGCCCTACCGGCCTTTTTAACTAAGGAGATCATTGTGCCGGCAACGTACGTAACCGAGGCAGAGCTAAGAGCCAACCTTGGAATCGATGCGCTTTATTCGTCAGATATCGTTGAGACGTGCTGCCAAACTGCCCAGGATCTCCTAAATCAATTTTTATGGTTTGATTCCGCGCCGGTTGTAGGTACAACTTTGCAGAATAATGTAGCGACAGTAATGATCGCTAACCCGGCAATATTCAGCACCGGGCAGAGCGTGACCTTGAGTGGGTGCGGCTCAACTTTCAATGGGACTTACACAATCACGGGAACGATGCCTTGGAGCGCTGGTACTACTAATTTAATTCCGTCGATCGTTTGGAATAACTACGCCTGGAATTGGCCGGCTGGTTATAGCTTCATCCAATTCGCCAAGACCAACGCCAATATTAACTTTAGCCGGGTCCTTCCATACGGCAAGGCCGAGGGCGTGGATACAAAGACAAACAGCTACGCGACTACCCCGGCTGTACGTGAGGCCGCGATGATTCTGGCTGTAGACATATTCCAAGCTCGCCAGGTCAGTCAGACCGGTGGGGTATCAATCGATGGATTCAGTCCTTCACCGTACCGGATGGGTAATTCAATGATCGGCAAGATCAGAGGCCTCATCGCCGGGTACCAAAATCCAAACAGTATGATCGGGTAGCTGATGACCGCACCCATTACAACCCTACGAGCTACGGTAGCCGCCGCTTTGGCTAACCCGAACGCTTGGAATACCTTTAGTTTTCCACCGCCAACAATCACGGCCAACTCTGTAATCGTGGCGCCGGCGGATAATTACATTACGCCAAGTAACAATACATACGCGACTATTGCGCCGCTTGCTAACCTAAAAATTATTATGACGGTACCGATGTTCGATAACCAGGGCAACCTTAACGGTATCGAGACCTTGGCGGTTGCTGTGTTTAATAAATTAGCCTCATCAAATATCGTTATGAATATTGGCAGTATGTCGGCTCCATCAGTACTTGAGGTGCAAAGTGGAACGTTGCTAACTGCCGATTTCAATATCTCAATACTCACGAGCTGGAGCTGACAATGGCATACACAGAGGACGATCTAAAGTTTTTGCGAAAGATCGGGCAGATCGTAGACGAGCCTGAACCGGTCAAAGTAGCAAAAGCAAAGACACCAACACCAACACCAACAACCGAAAGCGAGGAATAGGCGATGGCCGTATTCTTATCAAATGGAGTGGTCGTAACCCTTAACTCGGTAGACCTTTCCGATCACGTAACAAGCGCAACAATTAACCGAGTCTTTGAGGAGCTCGAAGTCACAGCGATGGGAGATTCCAGTCGGCGTTTTACTAAGGGACTGGAGACCTCAACCGTGACTCTGGACTTTCTGAATGACACAGCTACTTCCGAAGTTTTGCAGACTTTGCAAGGTGCCTGGGGTACTACAGTGCCTCTAACACTAAAGCAGACAAGCGCAACTATCTCGGCTACCAATCCGGAGTACCAAACTACGGTGCTGGTAAACAACACCACAGACATCAACGGAGCCGTCGGGGATATCTCAACCCAGTCGATCACTTTTACCTGCAACTCTCCAATCGTTGTAGACACAACCGTATAACCAACCAGACAAGGGGCACACTATGTACAGACTCAAAATAACAAGGGCTACAGGCGAGGTTAGTGAGCACGACATTACGCCGCGTATTGAGTACCTGTTCGAGCTACATACAAAGAAGGGCTTTCATAAAGCCTTTCGCGAGGATGAAAAGCAGGGCGATCTTTACTACCTGGCTTGGGAATGTCTTAAGGCATCCGGCGAGACCGTAAAGATATTCGGCGTTGATTTCCTCGATTCATTAAAAGAGGTGAACGTTTTATACGATGAGCAACCTTTAAGCTAGGGCGCGATACCCGGACGTACCAGATAGCCCAGTTATCTATACGGCTCGGGGTCGCGCCTCAAGCGATATTGGATCTCGATAGAACTATGTACGACACGTTAATACAGGTATTAAACGATCAAGCCAAGGAGGCCGAAAATGCCAGTCGCTCTAAAAGGCGTACGCGAAACGGTTAAAATGCTCCGTAAGGTTGATCCCGAAATGCTTAAAGAGATGAACGCCGAAGTCCGCGCAGCTATGATTCCGATCCGGGATAAGGCTCGCGGCTTTGCGCCTTCACCACAACCAGACAATCTTTATATGTGGGCCGAGGGCTCACGCGGTAAACAAATTACTGCACGTAATTCTATGTTTAGAACTTTTAACACCGAAGGCCGCTTGCGTATGTTCCCGTTGTACGATGCTGAACAAGCCAAGAAGGGTATCTTTTATTCACAGGCACCAAGCAAGCGCAACAAGAACGGCTGGCAAGCGTTGTATTACGTGGCGAACAAATCCGCTGCCGGGTCAATCTATGAAACCGCTGGCCGTAAGAATCCAGGCGGAGATCCTAATAGCCGCTCAAACAATCCCGGCGCTGGTGCTCATTTCATCAGTCGAATGGGTCCGCTCTACGGTGACAAACAAGCCGAGCGTGGCCGTATGATTTTTAGAGCTTGGAAAGAGGACCGCGGCAAGGCCCAGGATGCTGTCGTTATGGCCATCCTGAAAACGATCGAAAACTTTAATCAGGGCCGATACGGGAAGGCTGCATAATGGCCAATCTACCTAACCTATTAGTTACCGCCGCAGCCGAATGGAACGGCAAGGCTCTCACCAAGGGTGAGAAGCAGATCAATGCCTTTGGTAAAACCGTCAAAGGCCTGGGCCGTACGCTAGGCGTAACCTTTAGCGCGGCTGCACTATTGAGCTATTCAAAGAAGGCTGTATCGGCATACGGTGAACAGATAGCCGAAGCCAAGCGCCTGGATACCGCTTTACGTAACCTAGGCTTCTCGTTTGCAACGGCAGAGGCCGAGGGTTATATCGATGCGGTTGAACGAGCTACAGGCATCAACCGAGATCAGCTACAGCCGTCCTTTATCGAATTGGCGCAACAGACGAGATCGACAACCGTAGCCCAGTCACTGCTAAACACGGCGCTGGATATTTCAGCCGGTACAGGTATGGATTTAGCCTCGGCAACTAAAATATTAAGCCAGGCGTATGTGGGTAATTACAAGGGCCTCAAGCAATTAAACCTTGGTTTAACCAATGCCGAATTGGCCTCAAAATCATATTTAGAAATTGAGAAGTTAATTGCAGCGCAATACGCCGGACAATCTAAAGAGGCAGCTGACTCATACCAGGGTTCCCTTAACAAGCTTAAGATCGCGGCTGAACAGGCTAGCGAACAGATCGGCCAGTCTTTAGTATCTGCGCTTGGCACTTCATCCGGTGGTATGGATAAGTTGATCGACAAGGTAGACAATGCTGCTGATTCAATCTCAGGCTTGGTTACTAATATCGCCGTACTAAGTAAAGATTTAGGCAACCTATTCTCTAACTTGCCTGGTGCAGGTGTCCTCGACAACGTTAGCCGGGCCGTACAAAATCGCTTAGGTAAGTTATCTATTGGCAACCTACGCACTCAAGTGGATAAATTACTTGGCCGTCAGGGTGGATTCCCTCAAGGCGTACCGCAAGATATTAAAAACATCCAGGCCAATATTGAAAAGTCCAAGATGGACAAGGAAGCCTTAAAGCGTCAAAAAGAATTAATCGCATTACAAAAGAAAGCCCAGATAGCCGAAAAGAATAAATTAGCTTTAAGCAAGGCGGCTGCAGTCTTTGATACAACCCGTATATCTATCGCGGCGGCGTTAAAGGCAACCTATGACAAGGAGACCTTGTTACGCCTTGAAGCCCTTATGGCCATCGAGGACGAGAACGGCGAACTGGCGCTCAAAAAGATTAATGAACTGGCTACCTTCCAAAAGAACGCTGACCTGGCTAAATTGGCTGGCATCAAGCAGATTAGCGATGCCGCGCTATTGGCTATTAATACGCAGCTATTAAATGAATTAAGCGCGATCGATAAGTCTAAAATGGCCGAAGGCGATAAGGAAAACGCTCGCCAGATAGCGTTCGGTAAATACAACGCTGCCATTACCGCTGCCGGTGAATTGGCTGCTAAGGAGAGTTACAGCGAGCGCGTACAGATTCAACTCACAGAAATCGCCAAGCTTGCCTCACTTAGCAAGACTTCAAACGCTGCTTCTACCCTGGCCAAGCTTCGCGAATCCGAAGAGTTAAATATGATCGACCGGGTTGCCACAGCGCAAAAGGCAGCAGACGATGCACGACTCAAGGCGTTACAAGAATATATAAACTTATTGGGCAAGGTAGGAGTACCGACAAGCGGCTCGCTTGGTAGCGGTATTACGCCAGGCGATTATATTGCGCCCATTAGTACCAAGGGCGGCTCTATTGATGCAATCATAGAATACGCTGACTCGGCTGCAGCTCGAGCTAATGCCTTTGCTGATTTATTAGATTTACAAAATGCAGCCGACGAAGCGGCACTAATGTCTGGACCGCTAGGCCAATACGCTACAACTAATATAAACGTTAAAATTGAGTCCGGTATTGGTGACCCCGAGGCCATCGCTCGTGCCGTCGAGGACGTACTTAACCAATCCAGTTATCGCGGTACATCCGTCAATCGTGGCTCCGGGATGTATATAGCGTGAGCGCCTGGCTGCCCGAGTGGCGTATAACCGTCGGTACGACGGTGTACACCAATGTACTGAGCGTAACGATGGCCACGGGCCGCGACGATATCGATCTGCAGTGCAACGCCGGCTATGCCCGTATGGAGATCGTAAACGTAAACAATACGGCCTTCGATATTGACGTTACGGATATTTTGACTTTAGAGCTAAAGAACAGCTCCGGCACGTATGTACCCGTATTCGGGGGCACCGTATCGGACTTTGGCATATCCGTACGCTCACCGGAAGAGGTGGGCTTTGTAACAATCGGTAATATATTGGCCGTCGGTTCCCTGTCTAAATTGACCAAGGCCCTGTTTCCGGATGCCCTACCAAAGACCGAGGACGGCAACCAGATCTATGACATTCTAAACGAGCTCTTAATTAACTCGTGGAATGAGGTAGCCCCGGCCCTACAATGGCAGGATTACGACCCTACGACCACTTGGGCCAATGCCGAGAACGTGGGCTTGGGCGAGATTGACCAGCCGGGCCTTTACGAGATGATCTCACGATCGGCCGATCCGTTTAGCAGCTACAACCTCTGCGCTCAGATCGCACAAAGCGCACTCGGAAATATGTACGAGGATAAGGCTGGCCGGGTCTGTTATGCCGATGCTGACCACCGTACGGCTTACCTATCGGCGAATGGGTATACCACGCTGTCTGCCAATTACGCGGTACCGACAACGGTTAAATCTATTTTACAGATCGGCAAGATTCGCAATTCCCTGGTGTTCAATTATGGCAACAATTACTCCAATCAGGCCACGGCCCTGGATGCTTCCTCTATCGCCACATACGGCCGATACCAGCGCAGCGTTAGCTCTAACCTTCACAACCTAAGCGATGTTGAGGATGTAATGGACCGCGAACTGGGCCTTCGGGCTATCCCACGCGAGCAGCTACAAAGTATTACCTTCCGCCTGGATAACCCAGACCTGCCTGATGCCGAGCGCAATAAGCTCATTAACGTATTCTTTGGCGAGCCGATCGTTATCAATGACTTACCCATCAATATGTTTAACGGGTCCTTTAATGGATTCTTAGAAGGCTTTGCTATCCGCGCCACGCCTCAATTCGTGGACATTACGCTCACGCTCAGCCCTACAGATTTCTCACTGGTTGCGCCACAGTGGGACACAGTAAGCCCGCCTAGCCTCATTTGGACAGGTGTAAACGCTACACTTGAGTGGGAAAACGCATTTGGAGGTTTGACATAATGGCAACGGTTACCCCGAACTTTAACTGGCCCGTTCCAACTTCGACCGATCTGGTCAAAGATGGAGCTACGGCTATCGAGGCATTAGGAGATTCTATCGATGCCTCGCTGGTCGATCTCAAGGGCGGCACCAGCGGACAGGTATTAAGCAAGAACTCGAATACAGATATGGACTTCGTTTGGGTTACTTCCGACGATGCTAACGCTATCCAGAATACGATCGTCGATGCAAAGGGCGATTTAATTGCAGCTACAGCGGCCGATACCCCGGCACGTCTGGCGGTGGGATCAAACGGCGAGACACTCGTAGCAGATAGTTCCACCTCGACAGGCTTGCGCTACACCGCTGGAACTGTTCAATCTAACCCATTTCTAAACTCAGCGTTTCAAGTGTGGCAGCGTGGAACTTCAATAGCGCAGACCGCAGCGATTATGTACGGCGCAGACCGCTGGTGTTCAAATCGTGCTGGTTTCGATGTAGGTACAACAATCAGCCGACAGGCAACAGGTGACACCACAAATCTGCCGAACATACAATACGCGGCAAGAGTGCAACGCAACAGCGGAACAACAGCAACTACCGCTATTTACTTTTCACAAAGTATCCAAACAATTAACTCAATTCCATTTATGGGCAAGACAGTAACTTTCTCTTTCTATGCTCGTGCAGGTGCTAACTTTTCTAGCGCGTCTAATGCTTTATCCGTATCTGCTTTAACAGGAACAGGCACAGACCAAAATGTTCTTTCAGTTTGGACAGGTGCTTCAAGCCTTATCGGTGGAACACAAACGGCAACTTTAACAACTACTTGGCAACGTTTTACCTATACAGGAACAGCCTCAGCAACTGGAACAGAAATTGGTATTTACTTCAATTACACGCCAGTAGGTACGGCTGGGGCTAATGACCACTTCGAGATAACTGGAGTTCAGTTAGACATTGGCAGCGTGGCGTTACCTTTCCGCACCAATGGCGAAACAATCCAAGGAGAATTAGCCGCTTGCCAGAGGTATTACTGGCGCAATACCGCGCCGACTGCAACTGCTATAAGTTATGCAATAGGTAGAACTTCTACACAGGCTGACATAGTTTTGACTTTGCCAGTAACAATGCGAACAAATCCAACCGCAGTGGAGTCAAGCGGAACATTTGATTTTACTGACCCAAATGTGGGTGCTTGGAACCTTACAAGTTTTACTTTTGTTCACTGCAGTTACCAAACTGCTTTCATTAAAGGAAATACTGCAAGCGGTTTATCGCAAGGTAAAATATACGAGTTAGGTATTCCAACAAATGGATATCTAGGATTTAGTGCGGAGTTGTAAAATGGACAAAATTGAAATTGTTGTAGATGAAGATAAAATTAAAGGAACTATTCACGAAACTGTGTTAATCACAAAAGATGATGGTTCCCAAATTTCAATGCTCAAATCAGCCTTTGACGAGCAGCAAGCGGAACAATCCACACCAAACCTGCCTGGAAATGCTGACAAGCTATAACGGGTATCCGGCCTCAAAGGACCAGGCCGAGATAAAGATCAAGGCGTATCAAATAAAGGGTACGTCGCTGAAGCTTAGGTGTGCCGAAAGTGTGGGTCCGCTTTTGGCCGCCTTCGCTTCGGACTTCCACGAGCTAATTGAGCCGATCGATGAGGGCGGCTTGGATGATTGGGGTTACGCTTTCCGTATGGTACGCGGTACCACTGACAAACTCAGCTGCCATTCATCCGGTACGGCGATCGATCTAAACGCTACAAAGCATCCGTTAGGTAAGTTCGATACATTCCCGGCTGAAAAGGTGCCAATGATTCGGGCCCTGGCTAAGAAATACGGCCTCAAATGGGGCGGCGATTTTAAGAGCCGTCCGGACGATATGCACTTCGAGGTCAATGTGACACCGGCCAAGGCTAAAGCCTTAATCGAGAGTTTAGGTTTATAGTTATCCAAAATCCTTAAGGGCACTAAGGAGCACCAAATGAAAGAACAGGCACTTGCCGCTGCAAAATCCTACGGTCGCGCTGCGCTCGCTAGCGTAGCCGCGTTATATATGTCCGGAATATCGGACCCTAAAGTATTGGCTAACGCGTTTATCGCTGGGCTAATCGGGCCATTACTTAAAGCACTTCAACCTTCCGAAGGTCAGTTTGGGGTAAAGAAGTAATGGAACAAGTCCAGCTCGTAGTCGGTATAACTTTGGGGAGTTGTACCATTTTGGGGCTGGGGGCTGGGCTTATCCGTCACTTTGTAAAGTATTACCTGTCCGAGCTAAAGCCTGACGGCAACGGCGGCCATAACCTACGCGGTCGGATTGACCACATAGAACAGCGGCAAGAGCGTATGGACCAAAAGATCGACAAGATTTATGAAATATTACTGGAGACACGCCTAGCCAAATAATTGCCTTTTGTCAGTGCCAGGCCTCATACTGGTACAACAAACGCCGGGAGGGCTACTCGGTTTGGTAGCTGCTCGGCCTTAACAAAGGGCGAACAAATGAACAGTATGGACCTATTAATCGGCCTTGCCGCTTGCGGTATGGGCTTTATGTTTATGGTGATCGGGTATTCAATCGGTTACCGTCAGGGGCACGGCGAAGGCTTTATTCGCGGCCGAGCTATTGCACAGGCTCTGAAAGACAAGGAGCTAATCTAATGGGATTCTTAGACAATTATGAGGATGTAAATAGCAGGATTAAACGATTCCGGTCCGAGTTCCCGTCAGGCCGATTGGTTGCCATTATTGAGGATATTGATTTAGCCAAGGGCACGATTCTAATTAGGGCCGAGGCATACCGTGAGTTTGAGGACCACGTACCGAGTGCAGTGGATTACGCATATGGCAACGTGGCCTCGCTACCTAACAATATGAAGCGCTGGCTAGTAGAGGATACTGTCACTTCCGCTTATGGCCGCGTTATCGGCCTTTTGAGTCCTAGCGATGCCGGAAGGCCTACACGTCAGGATATGGAAAAGGTAGAAGTGCTACCGGCTGATTCTGACCCGTGGAGCACCAAGGCTGCCATCGAGGACATTCCAACAATGGCCACAGCTATAACCGATATCGCAGCGAATCTAGGCGGTGAATTAGTAGCTGCAGCGCCGCGCTGTCCGCACGGCACGATGGTTTGGGCCGAGGGAACGGCCAAGACCACAGGCAAGCCGTGGGCCGCGTACAAGTGCACCGAAAAGAACCGGGCTAACCAATGCAACCCGAATTGGTACGTCCTTGCCAGCGATGGCAAGTGGAAGCCCCAGGTATAAAAATGGCGAACGAGTTTACAGAGGCCGGGCTGTTTGATTACATCAAGACACGCTACTTAGAGGATTTGGAAATGAGTAGCGATGCCTTCGAATACATCGATGCAACCAGCCAGGGTTATCGGTTAATAATCGAGCTCAAATGCCGCCAGGTACATTATGACGAGCTAATCCTGGAAAAGGATAAACACGATTCACTTGTACAGCAGGCGGACAAACTAGGCTTTACGCCGTTTTATATCAATTCAACGCCTAAAGGCATATATGCGTTCAATCTACGCAAGACAAAGGTGACCTGGACTACGCGAAAGCTGCCGGCCTCAACGTTTAACAAGACCATACCCGTTGATAAGACAGTCGCGTATTTACACATAGACGAGGCGGTAAAACTGTAATGGGAGAATTGACATTCATTAAGGACGGCTACGCAACCACGATCCACGACAACGGTGATATAACGATCGTAGCTGCGCAATATTGCGAACAATGTAAAAAATGGCAGACAGGCCTGGGAGGATTCAATGTACGCGATGTATCCGGCGAGGTCGTTATGTGGCTTTGTGCAGATTGCAGGGCCTAATGATTACATATAAATACGAGTGCCGTAAATGCAAGAAGGTAACCGAGCAGATCGAGCGGATCATTACCGACAACCTGCCGCCGAACGTTAAAACGCTTCAATGTACCAAGTGCGGCGTTATGGGTGTCTGTTTAATGGAGGACCAATGACATTAAATGGAATCACAAAGAACGTGTACTCCGATGAATGGTATACAAGCCAGGAGACTGTGGATATCGCGATTGAGCTATTAGACCCGGAGCCTAATTCGCTCATCCTTTGCCCGTTTGATTCGGAAAATAGCCGCTTCGTTAAGACATTACAGGCGATGGAGCACACCGTCATATATGGGATTCAAGACTTTATAGATGGCCAGTTCCATATTGCCGATTACATTATTACGAATCCACCGTTTAGCATTAAAGACCAGATAATTCGCAAGGTATACGAGTACGGGTTAAAAAGCGTATTAGTGCTACCTATCGATGCGCTTGGCGGGGTAAACCGGCACAACCTATACAAAGAATATGGATATCCAAGCGTGTACGTGCCATCCAGGCGTATTGCGTACTATGACGAGGAAGGCGAGCTACGCAAAGGCTCAAGCTTCCATTCGGTCATAATGACCTTTAACCAGGGTAATTCTGAGATTGTGTGGGGTAAATAATGACCGAGACGTTAGATATGGAGTTCGGGTACAACCTGATAGATACGGGCTCATCCGATGATTACTACACACCGGCGCATATATTCGAGGCGTTAGGTATTGAGTTTGATTTAGACGTTGCCTCGCCTGAGGGCGGTATTCCGTGGATTCCAGCTAAACGTCACTACACGATCATAGATGACGGCCTGGCTTCGCCTTGGGAGGGTACGGTTTGGATGAATCCGCCGTATTCGTCACCGCGTAAATGGATCGAGAAGTTCATAGAGCACGGTGACGGGATATGCCTAGTACCTACATCCAAGGCCAACTGGTTCAAGCAGGCGTGGGATCAGGCCGATGGCGTTATGTGTATGGACCCGGCGCTCAAGTTTGTACGTGGTAATAGCTTCGCTCAGATTCAATACCTGACCATTATGTTCGCGATGGGTAACGATTCAGTAGCTGCATTAGAGCGCTCAGGGTTAGGTAGGGTTCGATGAATAAGTTATCCACAACCCGGCAAAACCTGTGGACAACACGCCGACAGCCCGTTAGAGTTATCCACATATTTGCAACCTATTTGACTCTAGGAGTACGCTCCATACTCGCTGGCGAGCCGCTGAGGCGGATAGCTCGCAGGCGCTGTTTGGTGCTATTGGGTGCGCTGTGTGTATTAGGCATAACACCAGCCTCAGCTATAAACACACCAAAAGACATAAATAACTATAAGTTATACGCACACTTCAAAGTCATAGATTCCAAAGAATATAGATGCTTAGAGCTGTTATGGAATCGTGAGTCTCAATGGAACCCAAGAGCTGATAATCCTAAATCAACAGCCTTTGGTATACCTCAAATGCTTCGTATGAAGGAACGCGACCCATATCGTCAGATAGATATTGGCCTTCGCTATATCAAACACAGACACGAGACAGCCTGTAATGCTTGGGCATATCATAGAAAGACTGGTCATTACTGATGGTGCACGGTAGGCAGGACCCTAGATTAACCA